GTAGATGGTTTATTCTTAAATAGAAAAAAACTACTTTATGTGGGACGATTAGTAGTATGGGGCTTAAAACGAAGTGATAAAATAGAGATAGGATAGGAATAATGGTATAAGACTATGAGATAGCAAGTTATGAAGAAGCGGACTCGAACGGCCTCGCAAAACGAAATGACTTTATCTTTACCTTATGTTTACATTCGAATGCCTGATTTGGGGCGATTCTTTGCCTTATCTTTACATCGGGCTTTGCATGGTGTATCTTTTTCGCTGAAGATATGAAACGCCGCCAAATCGCCTTAAAATAGGTCGATTTGGTTGGCATTCTTTTTATGTCGTTTTATTATACGTTTTTGGAAGTTTAACGTATAAAATACTTCCAAATAATTATTATTTGGTACTTTTGTGTAAAAGATATTTCTAAATAGCATGGAGAAACGAGAAGTAAAAGTAGTGCATGTACACCTGATTTTCGAGAAGAAAGATTTCTATTTCGGAAGCCTGTCGGCGGTGTTTGATACGCTGGAGGAAGAGCGTATCGGTATCAAGAAAAGTACCCTTTTACACGCTGGTTTGACTGATGGCAGCATAAAGATGACACAAAGAGCCAGGATTGTCGTTTCTCACCTTATTAGAAGCAATCGTTAAACCGTTGTTATATTGCTGTTTAAAGGCTGTTGTGATACTCGTTTCCGTAGTATCATAGCGGCCTTTCTTTATGTGCGTAAAAACAAAAAGAACTACAAAAAGACTTATATAAAAGAACTACAATCATAAATGTTAAAACACTTACAAAAGACTTACAAAAAGTCGTATTTTCGATATTGTACGGATATACAAAAAGTCAGAAAAACGGCAGCTTTGACAAAAAAATATCTTTAAGTGGGTAGAAAAAGCCACCAATATAAACGTATTAATCAATGTGATTATGCGCATTATATTGCATATTATCAAGTAGTTATGACTTGTGTCTTCTATCCCCGCTTTCATTTTTGCGTGCGTATGCCTTTGAGGGCTATTCAAGCCCCACATGGCCAACCACAACGGCGATACCGGTTATTTCGTCAACAGGTATGTCAAATGGCGGATATTCTTTGTTGTCTGAGACTGCGCGTAAATGTTTTTTGTCTTCCCCTGGCATAAGTCGTTTCACTAATATGCCTTGCTCGCGTGTAGCTATTACGTGGCACTTATTCCATTGCAGGAATTGAGTGCTGCGGAGTATAGAGCATGCGATAACGTCTCCCGGATTAAAGTGAGGGTACATGGAAAGCCCAGAAACCTCAATCATAAAATCAACATGGCAATATTTGAATTTAGGAATAACATAATACTCCTTTACGTCGGCCTCTTCAATAGAAAAATCGCCATTACCGAAACCGGCTGCTGCCTTTCGTGTCACTAAAGGGATGGGGTGCAACCCATTTCGCGCGGCCTCGGCAAATGGAATAGCCTCCGGTTTTTCGGAAATATCGTCTATTTGCTTTGTTGGCACTACATGATTAATACATTTCTCTGAGGCTGTGCCCGAAAAATCAGTAAAGTTTTCATTTTTTGACATAGCTCCTCTACCTGTTAGAAGCCATTCTGGATTAACATCGAGATTTATCACGATTTTTTCCAAAACATCTTGTTTAGGCATAACGCCTTTAATATACCCGCGTATATTCCCCTCGCTTACTCCTAATTTAGAAGCTATTACTGTGTTTTTTCCACCACCAAGTTGTAGAACTATTTCGCTAATTCTTTCGTGAATTGTTGTTGTCATATCGTGATAAATCAAATTATTCGTGATTTTTCTCGCGATTTGCTTTGTTTATTCGTGAGAAGTCACTATGTTTGCGGCATCTTAACAATGATAACGGGCGGTAAATATAGAAAAAACGCTCGAGACGGCATAATTAAAACAGTGAAACATGAAAGCAATTAAAGTATTTATCGACGAAAAGGAGCAGTTTAAGATGCTGAACCTGATTGAAAAGTTCAACAGCCACGAGGATATAGCGGCTGCGGGAACAGGTCAGACGGATTTTGTAGTAGCGGCTTCGGGCGAATGTGCGATGGCTTATGTAAGGGCGGTTCTTGCCGGGAAGTTGGAAGATTGTACGATTGAAACTATAAAATAAAGGAGGAAAGGCACATGAAAGTGAATCGTAAGGCTGGAACTTGTAATAGTTGGCAGGAAATGGACATAGAGAGTCGTCAAGCTGTGTATTTGGCGGAACGACTGGTTGAAAATAAGCGTGGTGTGGTGGTTGGAAAAGAACATATCGGAAGTTGTACGTTGGAGGTATGTTACGGGTGTAACATTTCTAATACCCAAATAGATATAGTGGATCGTTATGGACTGACAGTAGCTTTTTACTCCAACGGTTATTTCTACGATAGCATTTCAAAACAGCGTGTGGAATTATTCTAAACAAAGAATAATTAGAACAGAATTATAACGGTATTTAAAAAGCAATAGAATATGAAACGACAAATAATAATCGACAGTGACGCAAGAAAGAGACTCCAGGAGGCATTTGGAGTTACCCGCGTTACGGTATGGAAAGCACTCAACTATGAGAGCGACAACGAATTGGCCCGGAAAATCCGCTATACGGCCAAAAAGGAAATGGGCGGCGTGGAAATAAACGGTCCGCTTCCGGGTTTTGATACGACCCACCAAACGGCCGAAGGAACTATGACACAAACATTCGGTCCTCGTGTGAAAATCATATTGCACATGAATACCAACCGGCTGGCGGTATTGGTAGACGGCGAGGTTTGCCGGATTGAGGACGGACTAACACTTTCCGAATTTATGAGTGTACAAGGCGAAGTCTATAAAATGGCTCAGTCTTTACAGGGATAAGGAGGTTTGATATGGAATACTTCGGGAAAATATTATGTATTTCAAAAGAGGACCTGACAAGGGATGATCGCCCGATGGTAGGAGGCTATCAGATAGACGACATTAAAGCTCCTATTATGAGTGTAAGTTGCTACGATCAAATGGTTTATAGAAAGAAAATTCGAGTTATCCGAAAAGGCGTAGGTCGTGGTGTTACCGCATTAGTTTCAGTTGAGAGTCTCCCGGAGAAATATCGAAAAAGAGTAGAAGAAAAATACGGCAATATGCGCCTGGAAATACTTAGACATTGGTTTTTGGTTCATTGGGTGGTAGACGATTCCGCCCGGACATTTTATACTCGGAAAAGCCTTGTTCTCGGTGATAATTTTGATTTGGAGAAACAGCAGGAATGTGTTCTGAATGCTTCTGCAATACAGGCTGTTCTTAGGTTGATGGACGACGTAAAAATGCAACGTGCCGTCATGCAGGGCGAACGGTTATGCTGGGAGGAAATGGCTGGTGCGATCAATTTCTATCAAGCCGAGTTCGGTCATACGCTCCCCCTTTCGGTAAACCGCTTTAAAAAGAAGGTTCTCGAATTTAAGGAGAAAGGCTACGAAGCCCTTATCAGCAAGAAGTTTGGTAACCAGAACACGCGCCTGGTGAATGTGAAGATCGAAAAGCTGCTTGTCAGTATCGCCGCACGTCCCAACCGGCCGTGGAACACCAGCGTTTGCGATATGTACAACCAGTTTGTACGTGGCGAGTTGGAAATGTTCAATCCGGAAACCGGAGAAATCTATAACCCGGCGGATTTTACAGACAAGAAAGGTAACCCGATAGAGTTAAGCCCTTCGACCGTTCAATATTATTTGACGTTGCCTAAAAATCAGGCATTGATAGACAAACAGCAGATGAGCTGGACAACCTTCATGCACGAGCAACGCCCGCACGTCCATCGCGAATCACCCGAATACAGTTTTAGTAAGGTATCTTTTGACGACCGCGACTTGCCGCGCAAATTGAAAGACAGCAAACAACGTCCGAAGGCTTATTATGCTTATGATGTGGCAAGCCAGTGTGTGGTCGGATTCTCCTACAGCCGGAAAAAGGACGTGGATTTGGTTGTGGATATGTTTCGAAATATGTTCCGGCTGATAGAGCATAACGGTTGGGGAATCCCGGCGCAGGTAGAAGTCGAGAATCATTTAATGAGCCAATGGAAAGAGGGTTTTCTGGAAGCTGGGAAGGTGTTTAAGTTTGTCCGCTTTTGTGCCCCGCAAAATTCGCAGGAAAAATACGCTGAGCCATTGAACGGAGCTAAAAAGCGAAGTTTGGAACACGAACATCAGTTAGGTATTGGTCGGTTTTACGCCAAAAGTAAGAAGTACCGGACAGAGGCAAAGAAAGTGTTCGACGAACTAAATGATACTTACGTGGATAAACAATATTACACGTGGGAGGAATTGATTGCGGAGGACCAGGAGATTATTAGGTTATTTAATGAATCACTTCATCCGAACCAAAAAAAATATCCGGGTATGAGCCGTTGGCAGGTGCTTTGTGAACGTATGAACCCGAATTTACAACCGTACGATAAAGCCTATATAGCCCAATTTATTGGCGAGTGCGTACCGACCACTATCCGACGTAACAGTTACTGCCGGGTGAATTATACGGATTATTGGTTGAGCTCTCCGGAGGTCATAGAGAAGTTATCCCCGAATAATTATAAGGTGGATGCTTACTATATAC